TCTCCAATAGAGATGGGAGGACTTGAACCTCCCTGTGTGGCCTATTTACCAACTACTCTTGTGTACTCAATGCCACGATATACGTAAGTTACAGTCATTGTAATCTCCCATATACCAAGCCCCGTTCCATGCTTGGGTGTCATGCGTCCCTTTCGGGATGAACGGACGGCAAGTTACTTCTTGCGTCGTTTGTGATTATAATTTATACGTCGACTACTTGTCTTAGTCCTATTGAACTTGGCCTTTTCGCCTTTTGACATTTCACCTGTAGTCTTAGGTGTTTTTGAGGAGACACGTCTAGATGGTCTGCAAGCTGGGTAGCCTTTACGCTTCTCACCTTTCTGTCTGCCACAGGGCTTACCAGTTTTGGTATCGACCCACTTCTCTTGAAACCATCTACGTAAGCTCATCTTCTTTTCTTCTTACTGTAGCCGGGTGCGGTTCTCTTTACACCGCCTGATTTGACCTGACCCTTACATACCTTAACAGCATATGCGTTTGCGTATGCAGAAGGGTAGACCTTGAACTTTCTTTTGGCAGCTGCTTTACCACGTGGACATAATTTAGCCATTAGCGTTTCTTACCTCCATGTTTGCAACCACATTTTGATCCTTTTTTGTGTGCCATTATACTGGTGGTAACGTTGCTTTTCCTTTTAGTTTTCTGATTTTAAATGGCTGTGCTTTTGGCTCAACCACTTTAGTGCCATCAGATTTTGTGTAGATACCTACTGGTGTACTAGGGCCATCGTTCATGGCTATATCTATTGGTGTTTTATCACCTCTCATTTCCCTCTTCTTTCTAGGGTCGTTTTCATCATAAAAAAGTTGTGCCATCACGCTTGTCCTTTTTTGTTTTTCATCATTTTTTTAAGTCTTCTCTGTTCTTCAATATCTTTATCTAGTTTAGCACCACCAGTAAAGTCGTCAGAGTTGACTCGTTTGTTGAGGTTTTTCAGATTTCTAGGTGTTATGTCCACAGCAATCTTACTTCCATTCCTTTCCATATGTTCAATACGGCCAGTCTCTTCGTTAAGTCTGAATGTTTGCATTAGCACTTCCATCTGCGTAGGGCAAGTGCCTTTCGTGTAGGCTTGCCGTTTGGTTTTTTCATTGGGCCTTTTACACCCTTCATGCGGGCACAAAATGACCTCTTTCTAGCCCCTCCTCCGGGCTGTGGAGCTTTGAGATTAGAGCCAGTGGCACGATTGTACTTGGCTCTTCCCTTGGCTGTCAGGCCACCTTTGCGGCTCTTCTCACCTCTTCCGAGAGACAGGCTTACTCCTTTTCTTTTTGCCATTCTTACCTCTTAGTTTTGCAAAGTCTGCTCCTGTGATCTTGTCACGAGGGGGTGCGACTCGTGCAATTTTTTTCTGGCCAGAGCTGTAGCCGCCTTTACCCTTTGGCATTACCAGATTCCGGGTATGATTTGCCCTGTCCAAGCGTAGTTGAGTAGAGCTGCGGCTATACCTATCATAGCTAGTCTTCCGTTAAGCTCCTCTGCTGGATGCCATTTTTGATTGTTGTGGTTGTGGTGTGTCATAGTTATACTGGGCCGTTATTGTCTTGGCCAAAAATGTCTAGTTGTTTACCGGTAAGACCTTTGAAAACCTTACCGTTCTTTTTCTTCTTCTTTTTGTTTGGATTAATAAACTCGTCAAACGGCGAGCGTGGATCTGAAGTTTTCATTACTTCTTCTTCTTCTTGAGTTTAGCAAGCATCTTTTTCTTTTCTGCTGCTGTCATTTTCTTTGGTCTACCTTTTTGTGAACCGTAGGTTCCTTTTCCCATTGGCATGATTAGAACTCCAAATTAGATCTGTCAAGTTTTTCAATTACGTCTTGTCTGTAAGCTGGATCTCTATCGTAACGAGGGTCATTCATCGCTGCGACTAGCTCTTGCTGACTGCGGAAGACATCACCGCTGTTTGTTGGTGCTTTACCTGTAACCATTCTACCTTCTACTCCGTTAGCGTTATCGTACTGTGCTTTGAGTCCGGCTACCGCAAGATTGATAGCCTGCACACTACCTGTATTTACAACATCATCAAACGCATTTATCTGTTCAGCTTCGAGATTGCTCTTAGCCCAGTTAATAATGTTTGAATAAGCTGCTTCACCACCAGCTGCATTTTTGATCTGATTGACTTGTGATTCAGAAATCTCAACTGGTGTTTGTTGTGCTTGTTGATACTCAGGTAGTTGTTGTACCTCCATGTAAGCCTTGATTAGATCTTGGCTAGACATAGAAGAAAACTTTTGTAGTGTCTCAGGGCTGAGTTGATTACCGTTAGCATAGTACTCGTCGCTAGCAGAAGTTATAAGAGTAGCTCCCTCGGACAGCGTGGGCTTATCCTCGGGTTCTTTCTCTGCTACTTCTGTTTCACCTTTTTCTTGTTCACCAAGTTTACTCTGTAACTCCATGTAAGCTTTCTCTAGCTCTTGAGCACTCTTATACTTACCAGCATAGACTTGCTCTTCTTGTTGAGATAGCTGTTCTCCAACCTGTAGAGAGTCTTGCTCCTCTGGTGTCAGGTTGTCAACGGTTGTTACATTCTGAGGTTCTTGGTATGATAGTGTTTCTGCCATATTATTGTGGTGGTTGTTGTAGTCCTTGTATTACTGCTGATGCCTGCTCTGCTAGCTCTGGGTTCTTCTCAGGATCCATCAAAGGAGTGTTTGCAATCTGACCTGTTTGATTGAGAAGTGTCTGTTGTGCTATCTGAGCTTGCTGCATCTGTTTCATTTGTTCTAACTGCTCTGGTGTGCGTACGAGATTTAGTACATCTATACCTTGTGCAGCTGCAAGACGTTTGATTGCTTCAGATGGATCTACAAACTTCATCAATGCCTCTGGCCCTAAGACCTGACCGATGGTTTGTATGAATCTAGTCAAGGCTTCGTTGTCTTGTCCTCTACCTAGACTATTAATACCGGCTACTATCTTTGGTCTTACGACATCTTTTGGTAGTCTCGGTATCTGGTTTGATCTCTGTAGTATTAACAGAGTTCTATTGAGGTAGGGTACTAAGAACTCTACCGTTAACAAGCTGAACAGTCCACCAAGTGATTGTTCTAGCTCTAGCTGTGTAAGGCGTACCTCTTCAGCTGTAACTCTTTCTGCGTTCCTGACATTCATGACCAAGAAAGCTTCGAGTATTCTCTTTTCTAATTGTGCTGCTAAGTTTGCAGCTGTAGCAAAGTCTGCTGTCTTACCGACTTGCACGACTCCTACGTCTTCTGGTCTACCCTGTATGATAGCTCCGTTACCAGCTTTGGCTAAAGTACCCGGCTTGGTTGTCGCAGATGGTGAGACAAGGAAGACAACTTTACTTGCTACACTTGCTCCTTCTACGAGAGCTTGGGACAATCCATCGAGACTCCTTAGATCCCCGATAAACTCTTCAACTCTGCCACGTCCGTAATCTTCTCCATCAACTGTATTGAATCGGAGTACTAGCCATGGTGAGGCGTTCTTCGGTGCTGTGCTCTGGCTACCTTCTAGGATCATATCGTCCACTTCTTGGTGCCATCTCCAGTTACCGCTGCTCTCATCCAATTTGACACAGGTATACACCTCTGCGTCATCTCCATCGACACCATAGTCGCCATTAGCATTTGGCTCTTCGGAAGGTGGGGGTGTCAGCCCTAGTACCTTTCTGCTAACCATTTCTTTGGTTATTATTTCTATAACATTACCGTTACCGTCACGTTCTACAACGTATCTGTTTAGTGGATAATGTTTTAACCCATCTTTTGCCATAAAGATTAGGGCATTACCAGATACAATGAGGTGTTTGAAGGCTTGATGCACGACGACTCTATCGCTCGATGCAGCAATGTAATCCATAATCAATCTCTCAATCTTTGAGAATGATAGGTCTAACTCACTACGCATCTGTGGATCTAGTGTATCGCCTAGCTTGTCGTCCCTGACTTGTAGTTTGAAGAAGGCTGTCTGTGGTGGTAGCATAGCAAGCATAAGCTTTGCTGCTAACGTAACCACTGCCTTAGCTCCAACTGATTGGTAGGGCTGTAGTAGAGTTCTTTTGCCTGACGCATCGTCGTCTTGTCTAACAAGATAAGGTAGGGTAAGTTCTGAGCACTCAACTGCTGTATCAAGAAACTGTGTTCTTCCTGATGATAGCATAGAGTACTTTGCCCTAGCCTTATACATTTAGTCCTCCAGTTCCTGAGCCGCCTGTGGCTCCTGTGTTTACATTAATTTTCAGTGCGTCTGTACCAGTGGCTTTGGCTGTGTTTACAGCGTCACCTTTTTTGGCTGTAGTTCCATACTCCACTCCGGCAACTTCTTCTGGATCTGTCAGATCTTTCTTAGTTGGTAGTTCTGACTGTTCTATCTTGTCCTGTTTTTTAGCTATGATAGGAGCAGGGGTAGACTGCGCTACCTGTGGTGCTGATCTAAATAGGCACATTGTTATCGTCTTCTAAAATTGATTTTACATATTGTACGACTGACTCTTGGCCAGCTCTGTACATAATGGAGGCGTGATCCTCCTTGGGGTGGACTGGATACCAAGCGAACTTGGATTCCAGATCCTCTACAAGTTTCTCAAGTTTCTCTGAATAAAATTTAAGCGTATTGTGGGAGGTTTGTATTTGCATGTTCAAAGAACGCTGGCATACGAGCTGCTTTTGTGTCGGCAAACTGTGGTGCTTTGCCTTCATACATCAACCGGTCGCTCGCCTCTAGCCAGAATGATTTGTCTAAATGTTTGTCCGGTGAAGTTTTTAGGGGTTGTAGTACCCAAGATATAGTTGCCTTCCG